TTAGAAAAGATGATGCAAGGCGGCTTTGCTTCCATTGCTATGATCGTAACTGTAGCTATTGCCATTTTGGAGTTTGCCAGATAGTGGACATCAATGAGTCAACAGACGTAACTATTCCCATTCGCAACTTAATTGCTATGGTTGCCGCTACGTCTATTGCAACGATGGCTTACTTTGGTATTCAAGAGCGTCTCAACAAACTTGAGCATTCTTTGGACAAGTCTCAAATAGAAATAGAGCGTAACACTGAGTTTCGTATTTTGTGGCCTCGTGGAGAACTTGGCTCGTTACCTGACGACGCTAGGCAGGACATGTTGATTGAAGGTGTGCAGATGGATGTAGAGGATCTTAGGGCAATACAGAAAGACGTCCATAATCTAACCATCCGCATTGGCACGATGGAATCATTGTATGCACAGGAGCCAGAATGATTGAGTCACTCATAGGGCCTGTTACAGGGCTTCTAGACAAGTTTGTACAGGACAAGGACCAGAAGGCTAGGCTGGCCCATGAAGTTGCTACAATGGCTCAGAGACACGCTCAGGAGCTTGCTAAGGCACAGCTAGAGGTTAACAAAGTAGAAGCAGCACACAAGTCTTTGTTTGTCTCTGGTTGGAGACCTGCAGTAGGCTGGTGTTGTGTATTAGGTATGGCAGGTAATTTTCTTGTAATACCTATGTCTAATTTTATATTAGCTTTAATGGAAGTTCAAGTTACTGTACCACTAATAGATTTAGAAACTATGATGCCAGTTCTTATGGGCATGTTAGGTTTAGGCGCTATGCGCTCTTATGAAAAAGTCAAGGGCGTATCAAGGGAGAAGTAAGAAATGTCGAAAAAAAGACAGACACGAAATACTAAAAAGTTTAAAAAGGCTGCTGCGTCTAAAAGAGCTAGGATGCCTATGCAAAAAGGCGGTCAAATGTTTGCAGGCGGCACTTCAAACTTTAATGAGCGTACAGGAGGTGTAAAGCCTGCTCCCGATCCAAAACGTCGAATTGACGAATCAGCGCCTCGCCCTACGCCAACTTCTACTGGAGTATCAACGCGCTCAGATAATACAACAGGAACACTACCAGAGTTTACAGGCACTGTTCCAAATACAACAGAAACTAATCGTACAATTCAGCCTAACACAACTACACCGGCTCCTGCAGGCGATAATACAAATCAACTTCCTCCCAGCGATAATAACAACACTACGACAGGTAATCAAACTGATTTTTCAGATTATCCAAACCCTGAAGACTATCGCCAAGGTGCAAATGATCCAGCATATAGACAGGCTCTTCAAGAGTGGAATGAAGCAAATCCAAATGCTTTTAGAAATATCGCGATTCCAAACACAGATACAAATGGTGACGGCATGCCTGATACTTATATTCCTACGGGAAATACAGGCACTGGAACAGGGTCTAGTCTCCTATCTGGCGCTCTTACAAAAGCACCAACAGACTTAGCAATTAATCTTCCTGATCGCCCAACCTTGCCACAGGTTACTCCCGAAGATGTAGCGTATGGCCCAGACTCTATGATTTATAGAATGGCTGATACCGGCGATGCAACAGCTACAAGAGCCACAGCAACAAGTGCAAGAGCACAATCAGACGCAACTGCTGCACAAGCTGCTACGCCTAGTGATGCCGCTGCTGCTCAAATGGAAGCTGCTATTGCTGAAGGTATTGCTCCCGGAAAAGCCGCACAAGGTCAAGTAAGCGAAGGTGCTATTGCACAAGTCCAAGAAGGCACTATTACTCAGCCTGCTGTCGCTGCTAAAAGAGATGTATCTTCTGAAAAAGACGCAACTGCTAGGGCGGCTCAAAGACCTAAAGCTCGTGATTATGCTGAAGCTGCTACAACTGATAAAAGCTTTGAAGTAGGAGATGTTAAAGGCCCAAAAGTAACTAGACGAACAGGACACGTAATTTCTGAAGACGAGCTAAGCGCTTTAAGACAAATAGCTCAAGGACGAGGAGTGCCACTTGAAGATCTTCCAGAGTATAAACTTGCACGAGAAAGAGTAGCACAACAAGGTGAAGCAGCTACTGGTGAGTTTGAAAATCGTCTTAGTGAGGCTCCACAGGCTGAAGCAGCACAGGCAATATTTGAAGGTGTTAATATTCTACCTCAGGGCGAAGCAGCAACAATTGCTGATGTTCCAGAGTTAACAGCGGCTCAAAGAACTGCTGCACAAGCCGAAGAAGTTTTAGCTCCTGATGCAGCACAAATGACAGCGGTTGGTGATGCTGCAGCACAACAAAGAGACGCAATTACTGCTGAACAATTAAAAGGCATTGATGCGTCTCAAACAGAACTTGATAAACTAGGAGAATTTGATTTAGCTGCTAGGCGCATTGCTCAATCTACTCAGGCTGCACAAGGAAGGGCTGCTCAGTTAGGAGCTACTCCACAAGCACAAGCTGCACAAGCATCTTTTTTAGGTGCTGATTTTACACCACAAGCGCGTCAACAACAAATTGAGCAGTTTGATCGTTTTGATGCTGCACAAAGACAAGCAATTACATCAAAAGGTGTTTCTGCTCCTGATGCTACACAAATAGAAGAACTGGTTAATGCTGTAGCTCAAGAAAGACAAGCTATAACTGCTGATCAATTAAGTCCTGTTATAGCATCTCAAACAGATATTTCACAGCTTGGAAACTATCAACTTGCTGTTAGACGTACAGCACAATCTGCTGAAGCCGCTACAGGAGCAGCTGCACAGTTAGGCGTAGCCCCAGAGTCTATTGCGGCTCAAGCTGCATATGTTGCTGCAGGTCAAATTCCTATTGAAGAAGCAGCAGATATTGATAACATTCCAGAGTTTCAAGTAGCAGCTCGACGAACTGCATCTGTAGGTGAAGCCGCACAAGCTATTGCGTCTCAATTAGGTGAAGCACCTTCTGCAGACCTTGAAGGTCGTGAAGCTATTCTTGGAGAAGCACCAAAAGGTAATGCTTCTCAAATTGGCGGTATTCCTACTGCACAAGCCGCGCAAATGCAAGCCGTTACTGGAAAAGAACGTCGAATGGCGGCTGCAGACATGGCACGAGTTACTGTAGGCCTTCCTGAAGAAGTAACAGCTGTTGTTATGGAAGACCCTGCAACCGTTGAAGCACAGTTAGATAATGCACCACAAGAAGTTACAGCGGCTGTTGCAGCATTACCAGAAGAAGCGCTTGTGTCTACACAGATGGAAGGCCTTCTTGCGGGTATGGAAGATGGTGAAGTTCCAGTGTGGGCACGACCTGCTGTAGATGCAATCAATGCACAAATGGCTTCTAGAGGCCTTAGCACATCTACTGTTGGACGGGATGCGCTGTTTAATGCAATTATTCAAAGTGCGCTTCCAATGGCTCAAAGCAACGCTCAGGCCCTTCAACAACGTGCTGCACAAAATTTAGGCAATCAACAACAAGCAAATCTTCAGCAGTCTCAACAAATTGCTCAACAACGCTTAGCAAACCTTGCTAACAAACAAACAGCTGCGTCTCAAACAGCGCAAATGGCACAGCAAGTTAACATTAAGCAGGCTGAGTTTCAACAACAAGCTGAAATTACAACTGCTCAACAACGTGAACAAGCGCGTTTGACTGAAGCTCAGTTTGCACAGCAAAGAGCGCAACAGACTTCACAGCAACAACAACAGGCTGCTGTGCAAAATTTATCTGCAGCACAACAAATGGATCTTGCAAACTTGCAAGCCATCAATGCCTCTGCAACTCAAAACTTAACAGCGGAACAACAAACTCGTCTTGCATCTTATCAGGCTCAAGTTAATCGTACTATGCGCCAAGCTGATTTGCAGCAAGACATGGAAAAAGCAAATTTAAGCGCCTCACTTCAAGTTGAAATGGCTAACTTAAATAATCAGAATCTTGCAGCTAGAGATTCTATGTCTGCTGAACAACAAGAAAGACTAACTAATCTCCAAACTCTTGTAGACTTCCGCAAAACAAACGCTACGTTAGCACAACAAATGGATCTTGCTAATCTTAGTAATGATCAACAAATGCGTTTGGCTAACCTACAGCGCAAAGCTGAAGCAGACCAAGCAAACTTTACAGCAGAAAATCAATTTGAACTTGCTGAATTAAATTCAAAAATTCAACGAGCTACACGTCAGGCTGAACTTAAGCAAGACATGAGCAAAGCTAATCTGAACACTGCGCTTCAGGTTGAGTTATCTGAGTTGTCCGAAAAGAACGCTACTGCTCGTGCAAACATGACGGCGGAACAACAGACTAGACTTCAAAATCTTCAAACACTTGTAGATTTTAAAAAGACTAATGCACAGCTTGCTCAACAAATGGACATGGCTAACATGTCTAATGAACAACAAATTCGTCTTGCAAATCTTGCTGAAAAATCTGCTGCAGATGCTGCAAACTTTACAGAAGGAAATAGATTTGAACTAGCTAGACTTCAAACGGCTGCTCAAGTTTTATCTGAAAACACGCAGCTTAGACAACAGGCTGATTTAGCGAATTTAAGTTCTGATGAGAAAATAACTCTTGCAAATTTAACAGCAGAAAACCAAGCATCTTCTGATAATCTTAATTCTGCACAGCAAATTGAATTAGCTAATTTAAATCTTCGTCTTCAAAGAGCAACGCAAAATGCTCAAATGCGTCAACAAATTATTACACAAACATTTAGTCAAGACCAACAAACAGAACTTGCAAACTTAGAAGCTCTTAATCGTGCTGGAACAGAAAACCTTAATGCTGCTCAACAAGCAAAATTAACGGAATATAATGCACAAGTAAATAGAAAAATTCGACAAACAGAATTAAATCAAGACATAGTTAAAGCAAATTTAAATACTTCTCTTCAAGTTGAGCTAACTGAGCTGTCTGAAAAAAATGCAACTGCTCGTGCAAACATGACAACAGAGCAGCAAACACGACTTGCTAATCTTCAGACGCTTGTAGACTTTAAGAAAACTAACGCACAGCTTGCTCAACAAATGGATATGGCTAACATGTCTAACGAGCAGCAAGTAAGGCTTGCAAATCTTGCTGAAAGAGCTTCAGCAGACGCAGCTAATTTTACTGAAGCTAATCGGTTTGAGCTAACTAGGCTTCAAACAGCAGCACAAGTGTTGTCAGAAAATACTCAGCTTCGTCAACAGGCTGATATTGCAAACTTAAGTTCAGAAGAAAAAATTACGTTAGCAAACTTAACGGCTCAAAATCAAGCATCTGCCGATAACTTAAATGCTGCTCAACAGGCTGAACTTGCTAACTTGAATGCTCGTGTTCAAACAGAAGTTCAAAATGCTCAGATGCGTCAGCAGGTTATAACGCAGTCGTTTAGTCAACGTCAACAAACAGAGCTTGCAAATCTTGAGGCTTTAAATCGTGCAGGCTCTGAAAACCTTAGCGCTGAACAACAAAGTCGTCTAGCAAGCTTTAACGCTACCATTGATCGCAATGTACGTCAAGCAGATCTTAATCAACAAATGGAAGCTGCTAACCTTGATGCTCGACTTAAAGTAGAGTTGTCAGAGCTTACAGAACGTAATGCAACTTCCCGTGCAAACATGTCGGCTGAACAGCAAACGCGTCTTGCTAATCTTCAGACGCTTACTGAGTTTAGAACAACCAATGCTCAGTTAGCCCAACAAATGGATATGGCAAACCTTGCTAATGAACAGCAAATGGAACTTGCAAACCTTCAAGAAAAAGCTTCAGCAGATGCTGCAAACTTTACTGAAGAAAACAGATTCCGTATGCAAGAGTTAAACAACTATGTTCAAGTAATGTCACAAAATGAACAGTTGTTACAGCAAGCAGACCTTGCGCGTCTTAGCATGGAAGAGCGTATTTCTCTTGCTAATCTTGATTCTAAGAATCGTGCAGATTCAGAGTCTATGTCGGCACTGAATGTCGCAGAGCTTCAGCAATATGAAAAACGTATGCAGGCAGCTCAGGTTAATGCGCAATTGGCCCAACAAATGGGCCTTGCAAATCTTAGCAATCAACAACAAACTGCAATGTTTAATGCTCAAATTGATGCAAATCTTGACATGAAACAGTTTGATGCTAATCAACAAGCTGCGATGGCTAACAGTCAGTTTATGCAGTCGATGACTATGAAGGACTTTGATGCTCGTCAACAGTCTATTATGCAGAACGCTACGGCTATGGCATCTATGGACATGGCAAACCTTGATGCACGTACACGTCTTGCGGCACAAAACGCTCAAGCATTCTTACAAATGGATATGGCAAACTTGTCAAATGAACAACAAATGGCTGTCATGAATCAACAACAAGCCCAACAGACTATGTTGTCAAATCAAGCAGCTGAGAATGCAGCACGGCAGTTTAATGCTGCAAACCAGCAACAAGCTGATCAGTTTATGGCAAGTTTAGCGTCTCAAACAGAACAATTCAACGCTGCTCAAGCAAATGCTATGAGCCAGTTTAACATTTCTGAACAGAATCGCATAGCTGCTCAAAATGCTCAGAACGCCACACAAGTATCTCTTGCTAACGCTCAGATGCAAACAGATATTTCAAAGTTCAATGAGACTATGGATCAACAACGCGAGCAGTTTAATGTAGCAAATGCTCAGGCTATCGAACAAGCAGACATTGCATGGCGACGACAAACTAATACAATTAATACTGCGGCTCGTAATGCAGCCAATCAACAGAATGTCATGAATGCTTTTAACCTAAGTATGGCAGAAATGCAGTTCTTATGGCAAGAAGTTCGTGATAATGCAGCATACACTCGACAGGCTTATGAAAATGATCAGACTCGTCGAACACAGTTATATGCTACGGCTATTGGTAATGAATCTGCAGCAGGCGAAAAAAGCTCAAGCTCAATAAATGCTTTAATTACTGCAGTAAACAATCTGCTAAATCTTGGAGGTTAATAATGGGATTTTTCTCTAAAGTTTTTAAAGGCGTAAAGAAAGTTTTTAAAAAAGTAGGTAAAGGAATTAAAAGCGCTTTTAAATCTATTGGCAAGTTTATGGACAAAATTGGCATTGTTGGTCAAATCGGCTTGTCGCTTTTATTGCCCGGAGTAGGAGAAATATTAGGAGGAATGCTACAAGGCATAGGCAGTAGCGTAGTCAACACCTTAACAGGATACACTGGGGTGGGTTCTTCTATTGTTAACGGGGCAGGAAATTTTCTTGCTAAAGCCGGACAACTAGCTGGTCAAGTAGGTAAATCGTTTAGCAGCATTACTGAAGGCGTTAAAAATGTTGTAGGTGAAACACTTAAGGCTGGTGCAAATGCGCTTGGTTTAGATACAGCTGTTTTAAAAGCAGGCGAAACTTTTGGCTCAGAGTATTTAATGGATCTTGGTGAAAGTATTCGTGCAGCTGATCTTACATCTATTGGAGAGCAGTTTGGCACAAGTGTAGAAAATGTTGTAAATTCTTTTGGTAATATTGGCAAAGACCTTGGAGGCGTTTCTTCAACATCTTCAAAACTTACAGACGGTGCGGTTACACCTCAACCAGAAATTAGCTATGATCCAGATATTGTAACTCCTGATATGCCTGCTGCGGCTCAAGTTAAAACAGATTCTTTGTTAGCTCCTAATGTCAATATAGCTTCTCCTGCAGTTGGCGACCCTTCTGTTATAGGTAATCGTAAGCTTTTAGATCCAAACTACATTTCTGCAGGTACAACTGATTTTGCAGCGGAAGCTGCACAACGGGCAAAGACACTTCAAGACTTGGGCGTTACTTCTGAGATGCAAGCAGAAGCAGCAAAAGAAGGCTTTATTGATAAAACACTTCGTTTAGGTAGAGAGAAACTTCAAGAGCTTCCACAAGAGGCCGTGAATAAATTAGGCTCAACGCTTACTGATATGCCTTCTCAATTTGCTAGAAGGGCCGTTGGGCTTGATCCAGACCCAGTATACAACCAAGTATCTTACGCTACTGTTGTTCCAACAATCCAAGAAGCTCCAATGGTAAGTACGTCTATGGGAATAGACCCCGTACAATACGTAGCTAACAATCAACAATCTATGGGTTTGCAGCCGTTTGGATTTAACGCTAACATGTACAATGAAGCAACATATATGAATCAAATGCGTAAATACGGTTTCGTATAAGGAATACTAAAGAATGAATGAAGAATACAATAAAATAGTCTTAACGGGTGGTAGGCCTATTCCGGGCCAAAGCCTGACAACAGACCCTTCTAATCCTGCGCCTTATGAAAAGCCACCAGAGTATACTTCAATTCACGAAGCTTCTGAAGATATTTTTGCTGGACTTATTGAAGAACAAACTTATAAAGAAATTATGGGTTTGTTAGCTGATGATTTTCCTGTAATGGATATTGTACAGACTATTTTGTTTGCAGGTTTTAGAGAAGGTAAATGGAACCCTGACCTTATGTTAATGCTTGTTGAGCCCGTAGCTTATATGCTACTAGCATTAGCTGAACGTGCAGGAATTGATCCAAAAATTTACACAGGCGAAGAAGAAGACGAGGCCGAAGAGCGTGTGTTTGGTGTTGAATTACAGAAAGAAAAAGTATCACGCATCAAAAAGCTTGCTGCGCTTGGTAAGACGCCTTCAAGTGCTATTACAGAAGAAATGATAGAAACTATTGAAGAGCTTCCTGTGCCTAGTTTAATGGAACAGCCTCCACAAAAACCAAAACAAGAGCCTGCATCACAAAGTTTAATGGCTCCACCACCCGTTGAAGAGGAACAAGTATAATGTCTATTGAACAATTTGGTGAATCTCTTTTAGGGGATATTCGCAAAAGACGACAAGACGAAGCGAGACGGGCTAGAAAGCGAGCAGAGCGTCAAGCGCTATTAGGTCTTGGTGTAAATGTTGCTGCTAAAATAGGCAATGAAATGCTGGCGAATAAAACTAGAGATTTTCTTAAAAGAGAAGAGTTTTTGCTGGCACAACAAGCCCAAAATAAAGCGCTGGATTATTCTGGTCAATTAAATACTCACCGTAATGCAATTGAACAGGGCGGTGAAGGTTATTCTGCTGGAGATACAGTAGGCTATGCAATGTATAAACTACGTCCTGAATTTGAAGCTCGTGCTAAAGAAATTTTATCTAATACATATACAAACGATTTAACTGCTTACAATGCTAAAGTTCGTCAAGAAACACAAAAATTAGCAGAAGCTTGGGCTGCAGATTATAAAGAAGCTATTTCTTTAGCTGATGAAGTCTCTGATAAAGATTCTTATGAGTCTATGGTAAAATTACACGCAACAAAAGCTAAGCCTACAAACATAGGTTCGTATATCACAAGAGGAATTTCAAATCTTTTTGGCGGTAAATCACAAGAAGAATTTGAACAAGAAGCTTTTGAAGCTATTACTGATGAAATGGAAGATGCTGAAGAGCTAAATACATTTATGTCAACATTTAAAAGCTTTGGTGATATGACACGAGCTTATAAATTTACTAAACAAGTTTTTCCTGAAAAAGCTTTTAGTCCAGATAGAACAGAAACTATAGAAGAAACGGCTGATGTTGAAGTGGTGGATGGTAAAATATACGCTACTAAAAAAATAAAAACAACTAATCTTATTACTAAAAAAGTATCAGAAAGAATTGAATTTGAAACAGATGAAATGAATAGACCTGTTCCTTTAGTAGATACAACTGATCCAAAAGAAGCACTTCAAAAATTATTTCAACAAAAAATGGATGACTATAACTACGGTATACGTGCACAAGAAGTATTAAGAACTGAAGCCTTTGAAGGCTTTATGGCGCAAGCAAGAAGAATGGGATTAAAGCCTGAAAGTCCTGACGATCTTGAAGAGTATGAAGAAGTTGGAAAGTTGTTTGCAGCTTGGCTTCCCGGAAATACTAAAAATAAAGCTGATGAACAACTTCAAAGAGAATTAATAGATATAACTACTACTGGTATTATCACCACTAAAATTGCAGGCGAACAATTAAAAGGCTCCCCAGAACAACAACAACAAGCTATAAGTGACATTATATATAATGTTTTAATGGGCACTGGAATGACTATGGATAAATACAAAGGGTCCAGACAGCCAGTAGGCCCCGTAGTTCGAGACTTTAATGATTTAATGCAAGGATCTTTTAGAACTGAATATCCGTTCATTGCTAGGTAAATTAGGAAATAACTAAATATGGCTAGAACCGTAATTACTCCAGACGGTGAAATTTATGGAAATGTTCCAGATAATTATACCGATGAACAAGTGTTTCAAATGCACTTGGAATCAAAACAAGCAGGTATGGTTGCTGGCTCTATTTCTGTGTCTTCACCAAAAGTAAATTTACCTGAAATAGAAGAAGAGAAAGAAGAAAAGCCAGAAGTTCAAGCGCCTAAAGTTCCTGTTGTTGAAAAACCAGAAGAAGAAAAAGAAACAGGCATTGCTACAGATATCGCTAGAGGACTTACTAAGTTTGGCTCTTTTGTGCCTAAGCTTGCAACAGACGTTTTTGGAGTTCCAAAAGGATTTAAAAGTCAAGAACAATTTGTAGGTCAAACTAGAAAAGCTTTTGCTGAATTAGTAACTGATTTTATTCCGGGGGTTGAGCCTGAAGATATAGTAACTGAGGAAGGTACAGTAAAAGAAAGAGGTCTTACTGGCACAGCAGTAGAAGTAGCACCTTATTTAATTGGTGGTAGTGTTGTTGCAGGATCAAAGCTTATAGCTCAATTACCTAATATTACAAAGGCTGCTACGACTACAGGATCTTTAGTTGCTTTAGATCAATTACTATACACAGGAGATGCCGACGATACTATATTTAGATCTTTAGAAGATTCTGAACTTTTAGAAGCTAATCAAGCAGCACAGGATTTTGTAGAATTTATGTCAATTGACAAAGATGATACAGTTCTTGAAGAAAGAATTAAACTTACCGTAGATAATGCTGTAGCAGGGGTAGGCGGATATGCGCTATTAAAAAGCCTTGCGGGTGCTGGTAAAGTTGCGACTAAATTTAAAAAGCCTTTAGAGCAACTAACTAAATCAGAACAAGCAGAAGCAATTATGGATGCGCTAAAAGAAACTCGTTCTAAAATTAAAAGGCCTGAGTTTTTAAAGCCTAAAATAAAATATGTAAATATAGATGATGATGCTTTGCAAGTTTTAAAACAAACTGCAATTAAACCAGACGGTCTTACTGCCTTAGCTACTAGCGGTCCTTTACGCCGATTTTTTCAGCAAGTATTTACTTCGCGTGGTTACTGGTCTCCAAAAGCTTTTAGTGCTTTTAATGATTCGCAGTATGCAGAGCGTCAAATAGTTAGTCAAGCAGAGCATATTTCTAATAGACTGCAAAAATCTTTAAATAATTTAAATGATGGCATTAAAACTAAACGGGCTACTACCCTTGTGCAGCGTGCGTTGTCTGAAGATTTAGACTTTGCACCTGATATGTCTTTTGATCAGCAAGTTAAATTTGTGTCTCAAAAATATAAAATAAATGCAAACATTGCTACAGAAGTCGTAAATGCTCGTAATTTAATTGATGATCTTTCAGCTAAAGTGTTAAATTCTAATGTGCCTTCTCCTGATTTTAAAGAAGCTATTCTTGAAAACATGGGCATGTATATTCGAAGGTCTTATCGTCTTTATGAAGATGCAGGTTATCGCCCTTCATCTGCTGTTCTTCAAAATGCAAAAAAATACTTTAAAGAGTTAGCTGAAAAACAAGGAATAAAAGATTTAGAAGCGATTGAAAATTTTGCTACAGACAAAATTCAAGGCATTCTTGATACTAAAAAAGCTAAAGAGCTTGAAAGCTATTACGGAAGAGTAAATAAAGTCAACACTGAAATACTAAAACAACGTGGCGATATTCCTTTAGCCGTTCGTCAGCTTATGGGTGAAATTGAACAGCCTTCAGAAAACATTGTATTAACAGTGTCAAAGCTTGCAAGGCTTACAGAAAACAATAGATTCTTTAACGAGCTTAATGATTTAGGCAAGAATAAATATATTTTTGATGAGTCTACTTCTACCAGAGGCGCAACTGTAAAAATAACTGGTACAAATTCAATTTTAGACGGTAAGTACACAACTCCAGAAACTTTGTCGGCTATTAAAAATAAAGAGTCGCACATTAGTTGGTTTGACTCTGGTTTGTTCAGGTATGGTGGACAACTAAAAGGTTTTTCTCAAAAAATGAAAACCGTTTATAGCCACATGACACATCTTAGAAACTTTGGCGGTGGCCTTCAATTTGGTTTAGCTAATGGTATAAATCCGTTTTATGGGGCAAACCAAACTAGAAAGCTGCTATGGAATGAAATAAGATCAGGTGGCGATGCTGCGCTTGATAGCATGTATGAACGTTATCTTCGTTTAGGAGTAATCAATACTAACGTCAGAGTAAACGAATTTAGGGCGCTTTTAGAAACTGGTTTTCAGTCTGATGCTGATAATTTTATGTCTAACCTTGCTAAAAGGTTTGGCGGTACAGTCTTGCCTGATAAAGCGTATGTCAAAGGTGCTAAAATTGTTGAAGGCATTGATGATGGTCTTACTGATATTTATATGGCTACCGATGATTTTTTTAAAATAAATTCTTTTGAAAAAGAACTTGCAGTTTTAAAAAAAGCAAAACCCAACGAGGCACTTGAAATATTAGAAGAAGAAGCAGCCAACATTGTTAAGAACACTATGCCTAACTATGATCGTGTTCCAAAAGCAATTAAACAGTTTAGGTATCTTCCTTTTGGTAACTTTGTTTCTTTCCCTGCAGAAATATTAAGAACTTCTGGACACATTATTGCACAAAGTGCTAAAGAAATAAGCTCTGGAAATGTAGAATTAGTTAAAAGAGGTACCGCTAGGCTTGCTGGGTTTAGTGCTTCAATGGCTGGATGGAGTGCGCTTTCAAACGAAACATATCGTTGGGCGGGTTTTGATGAAGAAGAACAAAAAGCAATTCAAAAGCTTTCTGAAACTCCTTGGTCCCAAGCTCCCAGAAATGTTGTTCGTTTTGGCGATACTATCTATACAAACGATACTCAGTTTATTGACTCATATAGTACAGTTAAAGAGCCATTTGCAGCAGCTATAAGAGAAGTAGAGCGTGGTGAACTTCGAGGTGAAGAGCTAGAAAAGCGTCTAGGCCTTGCTATAGCAGAAGCAGGTATAAATCTGTTATCTCCTTACTTTGGAGAAGCAATTGTAACTGAAGCAGTTCAAGATTTAATGTATGCTTTTAGAGGTAATGGCTATACTAAAGAAGGCAGACCTGTTTTTGTAGAAGGAATGTCTTATGTAGACCAAGGAGCAGAAGCATTCCATTTAATGTTTGATGCGTTTAAACCCGGATCAATGGACTCAATAGAAAAGCTTGCAGATGCTGCATTTGAAAAACCTCAAACATTTACAAAAAAGCCACGGGATTTAGGGGCAGAAATGTTTACAAATGCTACAGGCATACGCTTTACTGAATTTGATCCTGAAGAAGCATTTAAATTTAAAGTTAAAAAGTATAATAGATTCAAAAGAAACTTAATTGTTGCTAGGCCTTTTGGATATGCAGAAAAAGCAGACAACCTTGTTGAGCGTTATGTTAGGCGACAAAAAGCATTGCACGATATTCAACAAGATATGTATGAAGATTTTCTTGCTGCTCAAACTTTAATGGGCAATGCACAAGCATTATATATTATGCAACAAAACGGCATAAGTGAAACTGAATCTTCTTATATTGCACAAGGAATATTTTTAGAGGAAGCGCCTTTAACTAATAAAAAATTAATAACTGATTATGAAAAGCTTGTTTTTGATGATCTTCCTTTTGAAGCGTATCAAAACGAACTATATAAAGCTCAAATCAGAATGAAACACACGCCGCTTATGCCTGTAGAGCCTGCAGAATTAAAAGAAGCTTTTGACAAAGATACAATTCAATTGCCTTCAATGACTATGGAAGGCGTTGAAAACTTACCAACCGAAGAAGAAGAAAAAGAACGTCTTGGATATGCTAAAGGAGGCGAGGTCACAGTACCTAATGCGCCTGCTGAGCCTGACGAGCGTATCGACAAAATGACGGGTCGGCCTTACAACATTCAAGCTGGGTCAGCCTTTGTAGATGAAGAAGACCCCGAAAAGCGTATGTTGTTCAAAGAAGGTGGTTTTGTTTCAGAAGCCTTAGGCATCTCTGAAGACGACATTAAGTGGGCTAAGGGTTTAGCTAAAAAGTTTCCAGAGGCTGAAGAGCTAGATGGTCGTGGCGATGCTGCTCGACACTTAGCCCTTGGATGGCTGGCAAAACAATCTAAGTACCCATCAGCTGCTAAATTTGCTGCAAATGCCCGTGAGTTTGTAGAGCTAGATATTAAGGGCGGTCCTATGGATGTTGCCAACAACAACAAAGGCTTTAAGATTGATGCTGATTCACGCGAAGATGCTGAAAAAGAAATCATGAAAATGATTAGAAACAAAGAAGTGTTGTATTACACGCCCAAAGAAAGCAAAGGTAGAAGAGGTTATCAAGCTGGTGGAAGCGTTGAAGATCCTAGCATGTATAGATCAGACGGAAGCAAAAAGTCTGCACAGGGTTTTCTAGGGCCAGTAAAAAACAATGTTGAAGGCGGTATCATGACAGAAGTTTCTGTAGGCATGGAAATAAACGGTCAAGAAATGGAAGTGCCTACCATGGTTCCAACCCTTACTGAAAAAGAAATAGAAGCCTTAGCAAATATGCAGCTTGAAGGAAATGCTAAAAATATTCCTGAGTCTATTATTATAAAAGCAAAACAACATGCTTTAAAGCGAATAGAGCAAGGCCTTAGTCCTTTCTATCAGGATGGAGAAAAATAAAATTGCAAAGACTCATGGAAACTTTAAAGCGCCACGAAGGTGTCAAGTATTATGTTTATAAAGACCACCTTGGCTACGAAACCATTGGCGTTGGACGTTGTATAAAGATGGGTGTTGGTTTGGGACTTACACACGATGAAGTAGACTATCTTCTTATGAATGATATTACACGTTGTATAGAAGAACTTGAAGCAGCCTTTTTTTGGTTTAAAGATTTAAATATGGTTAGACGCGAAGCAATGATAAACCTATGCTTTAATCTAGGGCTTACAAAGCTTCGAAAATTTAAAAAAGCTTTGGCAGCAATGTCAATACATAACTACGACAAAGCTGCAGAAGAATTTTTAGACAGCAAATGGGCTACCCAAGTGGGTCGAAGAGCAATAGAGGTGACAAACATGATTCGTACTGGAGAAATAGATGTCTAAGAAAAAAGATCCAAGGCTGGAAAGGGCAGGAGTAAGTGGTTATAACAAACCGAAACGCACACCTAGCCACAAAACAAAGTCGCACATCGTGGTTGCAAAAGAAGGCGACAAAGTTAAAACAATACGCTTTGGTCAGAAAGGCGCGAAGACTGCAGGCAAACCAAAGCCGGGCGAATCAGAGCGCATGAAAAAGAAAAGAGCATCGTTCAAAGCTAGACACGCTAAGAACATTAAACGAGGAAAAATGTCAGCGGCTTACTGGGCTGATAAAGTTAAATGGTAAAAGGAGATTTTTAACCATGATGAAACCGCAAAAAAAGAAAAAGACTCCCGGAGGCCAGATGCAAGCTGGCGGTCCCGGAGGTAAGCAGCTTCGAGCAAAAAGTGGGCGTAGCGGTCCTGTAGCAGGCGGAATGCCACCACCTTCACGTCGTAAAGCTAGAAGCCCTTTATCTGCACAAAAAGCCCAAGTAGCTGTTACTGGCGGTGGACGTACAGCTGCACAGCAACAACGCCGCAAAGCTAAATTAGCAAGCATGACTCCTGCACAACGACAACGCCGTCAAGCTAATATGAAGACTTTGCAAGGCATGACTCCTGCGCAACGTCGCGAACGTCGCCAGAGTCGCCCAGCAGCTTCGCGTCGTAACATGCGAGGCAGATAAAACTAAACGGGGAGATGTTTAAAAGCTCTCCCCAATCTTTTCAGCCGTGAGGCTATAGCACGTCGTGACGACGTTAGGAGAAATACAATGCGTAAGATACGATGCAGAATTGAAGAAATTTTAGAGGACAGCTATGCCCGTTAAAAAGAAAACTAAATCAAAGGTAAATCAGGCTGGTAATTATACTAAGCCTGCTATGCGTAAACGCCTCTTCAATAAAATAAAAGCAGGTTCTAAAGGTGGTAAGGCTGGTCAATGGTCAGCCCGTAAAGCCCAAATGCTTGCTAAAGAATACAAAGCCGCAGGTGGAGGATATAAATAATGCCTCTTAAAAAACCTCAAAAGTCTCTTAAGGCTTGGACAAAACAAAAGTGGCGTACTAGGTCCGGCAAAAAGTCTAGCAAAACAGGTGAGCGTTACTTACCTGAAAAGGCTATTAAGGCTTTGTCAGCTAAAGAATATGCAGCCACTACTCGAAAGAAACGTGAAGATACTAAAAAGGGCAAGCAGCATAGCAAACAGCCGAAGAAGGTTGCCCAGAAAACACGTAGATATAGGTCTAAAAAGTCTTAGTGTTAAGAGCATCAAGCTCTTTTTCTATTTTTTCATGTATACCTTCTAAATGGTATCGTGCTTCCTGAAGAACTTTAGAAACAATCTTCTGTTCTTCAGGCTCTTTAAACACCTTTCTAATTTCTTTTTCAGGCACAGAGCTATATTCTGTCATCAGGTTGCCTGTACTATCAAAGAAAATTCTAAAACCTATCAAATTTCCTTCCCCCTTGTTAGCCACTGCGTGTTTCCATTTCAACGCGAACAATGTCAAGCCCATCAAGATAGTCTTTAGACTCCATCAATAACTTTAATTGCGACTCAATTGCTTCATAGAAAGCGTCATGATCGTGAAAGGCCATAGGATTACTGATAATAACTTCAATTGCCATTGCGTGTTTCTTTATGTCTGCTTCGTAATAACTTTTCATTGTTTTTAGTATTTGAGTTGGATTCAACATCTTTTTTATCCTTAAAAATTCTATCCCAGTTTGAGTCAAACTTTTCTTTGTTTACTTGACGGGGGGACGAACCCTTCCCGCCATGCCATGCGCTCATATTATATCTCGCAGTTGTTGCCTGTGCAAGCTAAAGTCTGTGAACCTTCAGTCATGTCACTGCTTTCTGTTATGTCCCAAGATATTTCAGTAGGAAAGTTAGCAACCATTTCGTTGTACTCTTCTTCGCTAAAAGGCTCATAGGGTGCTTGCTGATAAGTATGTTCAGAGTAAGGCAAGAAACTAATACCGCTAATCTTATCAAACTTATTGTATAGCCACTGGCCTACTTCCAAGAATTCTTCATCACGATAATAACACGTCATGGAGGGCTTGTGTTCGCACCAAAAGTCTTGATAAATCTCCCACAGTTCTAACTGCTCCATAGCACCCATCTCAGACGCTACCACAGCTCCTTCAGGAGATTTTATGGGGAAGCTGAATACCTTGGTAGTGGGTGACATTATGTCGTCTTCTACGGGGATTCCAGCCTGTTCAAGGACTTGGCAGAGTGGGTCTCTTGCGTCTGCTCTAACTCGTCTAATGTACTGATCTGCATATCGAGGGTGGATACCAGATGCAGAATCAACCAGCTGACTAACAGTACCGGAAGGTTTAACAGCAGTAATAGCAGTGCTGACATTAATACCAAGCTTTGCAGCCCAATGCTTGTTAGTTTCAATAGCTTCTTCTTTAAGTTCTGTGAGCCAAGTTTTAAGAACACCTTTGTCTCTCCTTCCTGATAGAGTTGCATGGTCCATGATGCCTGTAAGACTCACTCCCAACAACGCTTCTTCTTCAGTGTTATTTTGCCAGACCTTTCTCAAATACCTAAAGTTTGTGAGGGTAGCTTGTAAAGTTCCAAGGATAGTCGCAACACGTACTTTTCGTTTGAGGTCTGACAACGTATCGGTTGACCTGACGACAACCTCCGACAGATTGCAGAACTGGTAGGGTCGGAGGATAATTTCGCTGCATGGATTAGTTCCAAAATCATAGGTAGCGTCTCGTCGCTCGTTTTTTGCAGCTTGTTTTTGACTTGCAACCCTAGAGAAGACTCCTCGTTCTCCAGAGCGGGACTCGTATAAACTTTTCCACTCATTTAAAAATGCCTCAAAATCAGGTTTCTCTGTATAACACGCACTGTTGTTTGCTAGTCCTCGCTGAGGATTATCTTGCCACCATTGGCCTGATTTGGCTCGTCGGATTCGATCGTCAGTGAGGTTACTGAGACTGATGAGAGCGGATCTTCTAACTCCCCCGACGACGACGATCTGTGCAATCTTACAGCAGATATCGTGACACTCGATGGAGGAAAGCTTACGTCCAGCAGCCTCCCTAAAGATTTCTGTGGTAAATTTAAACAGGTCAACAAGAGGATCCGGACCAGACGCTCTACCTCCGAAGGTTTTAAGGGATGACCCTGCAGGTCGTACTCCACTGATGTCCCATTTTGGAAGTTGGCCCGAATAGAGCAAGCTAACAAGTTCTCTGTAAGCTTTAGCCCATCCAATTTTACTGTCGGCGACATGTATAACGGTATCTGTTTCATGAAATTCCTCTGCTACTTCTGGTAGTTTACTAATATATTGACGCTCAACACTAAAGCCTACGCCAGTTCCACACATAAGCACGTACATCATTTCGTCAAATGCTTTTGGGTGGTCGATTGGTAAATAACTACAATTAAATCCTGCTACGTTATCACGATTAAGGGCTTCTCCAGCTGTCATAAGCGCTCGCATTGATGGCATAACATTTAAGTCGTGAATATCTGCAAACATTCCGTTAGCTTCTTCAAGGGTAATCTTGCCCTTTTCAATCCAAAAATTAAGATATCGGTCAATTGTTTCTTCCCACGTTTCACGCCGCTGTTCATCTGGTAAGTATCTAGCATAACGTGATTTGTGGATATATTGTTGGTACAAGTCCATTAGTTTTCCTTTTCGGTTGGTTGAAAAACAACTACTATAGCATCACAAAAACTACAGTTCAATGTTGTTTCGATTATATCGTTATCGTCCATGTCTTTAGAGTCTATGTCGCCACTCCAAATTAATTCAGAATTACAAACGTAGCATTTCAATAATTCTACTCCTTTTTTCATCAGTATATTTTGTCCAATTAATAATTTGCTCTTTTGTTCTGCCGCAGCCTAAGCATTTATCATTCACTAATTTGCATTCTTTCACGCAAGGAGATTCCATTTTCTTTTCTTTTTCTAGGAGGTGCTTCTCCTTTTTGTTTAAATTTTTTTTTACGATTAAACTTATCAGAGCGTTCTTGTTTACGATCTATCATAGTCCTTCTTCTTTGTAGTCCTTATCAATCCATTCATCAGGTAGTGATTCTTCACTATACCATCTAAATCCTTTTGAGCTTGCCCACTCTGCGTGGGACCTTTTTGTTCCGTCTGTACGCCTTTTAGCTTGAGGCATCGGCGCATTAGGGTCAGAAAACAAAAAGACTAGCTCGTAATTTTTGGGTAAAGATTTGTTTATCCACACATATTTAGTGTATTCGGGTGCATCCCAAAAACGTCCCTTGGCTTCAAGCAATATTGTTTTACCGTCTATTACTTTAACAAAGTCTGCATGGTACGTGTGTTCAACAACATAATCAACCTTTGTCGTGTGTATGTCCCAATTGGATAAAGGTCCAGAGTGTAGTTTATATTCCCAGTGTGAGTCATACCCTGCCTCTAAATCTTTTTCTCGTGGCCTCACAACCCTCCGCTTGCGGTAGCCCTTCCGTATTTTAGGTTCTTTACTCAATGTATTACTACTCCTCTTCGTTCTATCTCTAGCTCTAGAGCAGCCTGCAGGTCAAAAAGCGCTTCATCTTCAACGCTATTAACATCGTTGCCGTTAGTAAAGTGTGCAGCAAAACCAAGAATAATTACTTCAAGGGGAACTAAAAGTCCCTGTTTATCATTTTCCATGTTTGCATCTCAGCTTTAATATCTTCTAAAGTGTATGAGTTTATAGGTCTATAAGGCTGTCGAGCCACTAAACCTTTTAGTTTTTTACGCACCCACCGTGGTGAAAAGATGCTAAGAAAAAACTTGTTGTTGGCAAAAACATGCGTCTGATCAGGGAGAAGTTCTTTGTAATTATCTAAAGTGATCTTCTTGGCTTCTTCTTCAGAGACTAGTGTTTTTAACCAAGCAACAAGAATAGGTCCAACTTGTTTGTTGATTTGTTTAATTGTTTTTCTATTCATAAAAGAATCTCTTCAACTCGTGGCTCTACGGTAACTTCAGTAAAGTACACAGGGCCATTAGAATATTTGAATGCTCTAAGCCCTTCGCCATCGTTAGCGTCTGAGTAGCACTCAAACTTATAAGGACAGTAAGCACAGCCAGAAGGTAGTTTCATGTTGCCTTTTTTACCTTCAGGTACGGGAGCATAACATCTATCGGGAGGCGTGTCAACGGCAATTGCTGCCTTGACCTTTGCGATTTTTTCTTTTACGTTTGGCTTCTCAAGGTCGTCAGGCCGAAACAAACACAACTCGCCGCTCTCTTTATTGATAACAAGAAAGCCGCCAGCGTTTGTTTCTTCAGCAGTTTCATAGCCAGACAACTGTGCAAGATAGCCGAAAGGATCGTTGTTAACCAGTGAGCCATCTTTAAATTTATTAAAAGAAAACTTTGAAGCTGTTTTAACGTCTACAACTTCACCGTCTATTTTACAATCCATGTGGCCTTTAATGCCGTCAACATCTATTTCTTTTTGTTCTGATGTAACTTTGTGGCCTGACATTCGGACTAACATCAAGACTATTTCTTCTAGAATATGTCCATAAAGAAACTTGATTTGTGTTGATCCGCTGACAACATGTGGTTCTGAAGAGCTTTGGCTTTCATACCACAGCTGTCGTAAAGGCCTACCAATGTTAGACATTCGAAGTCTAAAGCTATTGTCAACTTCTCGTGGTTTAGACCAAGCAAGTATGCTTTCTTTCATACGCGAAAGAGTTAAGTCTAGTTCTTTTTCAGAGATATTTAATGCTTCTCCAGTTGAAAGACCTTCGAGTCTAGAATATATGTCTTGTATTAAAGTATCTAATGTTTTCATTCTTTATGGTCCACCCACCATAGTTTACGTGTATCAGGATCAAAAGCTAATATTACTACACCCATTTCTTTTTGAGCTTTAGTTCTAGTCCCGCCCCTGCTTCTTTTAGCTTTAGGAAATCTAGGATCATGTAATCTAGTTTTAACATCAATTAAAATAGTTTTTCCGTTTTTTACTGCGACCATATCTATAGGTCCAGTACATCCAGCATTTACAAAAACTTCATAACCATTATCCCATAACCATGTAACCGCATAATATTCAGCTAGGTCTCCTTTTCTATTACTATCTGTAATTGTTGATTCTTCTTGAAAATCAATGGGTATCTGCCCAGCTGTTTCCAACATTGTATTCTCCTGTTAACTCACACTTTAAATTAAAGTCTCTACCAGCTTGTTCAATTGCAGCAACACCTAACTCACCTACTTTATCTGCTATGTCTTTATGTGCTTCAATTTGCCACTCATCGTGGACGTTGGCAACAAAGTGTGCATCTAAGTCTTTAATACTTTCTTGTAGATTGACTAGTGCTTGCTTCATAACAATTGCACCAGCGCCCTGCAGCAAAGTATTTAGTGCAGCGTGTTCTGAACGAACAAACAACTTACGTTTATCTAAGCCTTTGAGGTAACCTCTTTTAGACGCTCGTGCAACTCTGTCCTTAAGATCCTTGAATGCAGGGAGATTATCGAAGAAAGATTGTCTAAGTCTTCCACCATCTTTTGCGTCTCCTCCAACCACTGATCCAAGCTTTGCATCTCCTGCGCCGTATAGGAGGGCATAGATAAAAGTTTTTGCCTGAGGTCTTGATTCAAGTCCTGCAGCCATTTGATTTGCTGTGTGTATGTCTCCGTTGAGTAATTCATAAGTAAACCCTTCATCGTTCATGTAGTGAGCTAACATACGTAATTCTAAGCCGCTGGCATCAATACCAACCAGTTTGTAATTGTCTTCGACTGTCCAACATTCTCGACACTCTTTACCGTAAGGACTGCTTGTGCTTGGAATCTGTGCCATGTTGGGGCTGCTGTGAGTCATGCGTCCTGTTACAGCACCGATAGTATTAACGTATCCACGAATGCGTCCGTCGTCTTGCATCTCTTTAAACCAAGAGTTTATTTGAGCTATGCGCTTTTGAAGCATTAAATACTCAGCGATGATAGCTGCTTCAGGTATATCTTTTATTTGCGATAAAACTTTTTCATCAACAATTGGCTGTCCCGTAGGCGTAAATTTTGTAGGCTTCCAGCCAAACTCCAAGAGATATTCTCCAATTTGTTTTCTAGAACCAAGGTTAAAAGGTTCAGAATCACAACGAACAAGATGCTCGTCTGGATTTTTACACGCTTTTTCGTATTCTTCATCAGATAGTCTGACCTTTTTAGTTTCGTTTTTGACTTGCGCCATCTTAGAAACCTTACCTGCTTTGGTCAGTGTTGGAACAAGAGTAATAGATGTTTCGCGTGGCTTGAATGTTTTATGCACACGCTTTTCAGCTTTACTAATCTTTTCGTTTAGTTCTGCTAGAAGGCTCATCGCATGTTGCTGATTTAGCTTAAAGCCTCTATCACGTTGTAGATTAAGAATGCGATACACTTCGTGTTCTAGTTTAATACATTGAGGACCAAAGCCAACAGACTCTGTGCGTGAAAGATGTCGATAAACTTTATAATTAAGTGACACATCCTGTTTACAATACGTTAGCATCTCAGGTGTATAGTATTCAAAGTTATCGTATTCAATCTTTCTGTGTCGGAGCCTATATCCCCAGCCCTCAAGACCGTGACCGCCTTCTCGTGTTGGATTAAACAGTCGAGAAAGCACTAGGGTATCTACAATATTAATACTGCCGTCATCAAGATCAACACCTGTAAGGTTTTTAATTACAGGTATATCATACCCTAAAATATTATGACCGATTAGCTTGTTTGCTTTTTGTAAAAGTTTTATTCCTTCTTCAATTTTATCTGGACCGTACTCGTAAGTCTTTCCGGTCTCAGTGTCCATTGCAACCAAACAAAATATTTCTGTTGGCTGCAAACCGTTTGCTTCTATGTCAAAGACATAAGCTGTCATATCTCATCTCCAAGCTCATCAATCATAGTATCTATATCTACTTCCGATAAGCGTCCGGTTTCTTTGTCGTAAAACAAGTGTGTTGCAAGTCCGACATCACCTGTGTATCTAGATTTTAATACACGCACTTTGGTTGTTGAGGCGACCATAGGATCGTCAGACTGTTGATTGCGCTCTAAGCTTATCACACAATCGCTTAGCTGCGCAATAGATTGAGACCCACGTAAATGATTTAGTGCTGTCTCAATACCGTTTTCGTGACCACGATCACCTTGAGTCCTTCGCAAGTGTGAAACAAGAATCATCCCACAGCCCGTCTCTTCTACAAGAGTTCGGAGTCTGTGCATAATCATGTCAATGGCTTTACGCTCGTCGGGGTCATCAGATAAAAGAACTAGCATGTGTAGGTGGTCAAGAACTATCCACTTACAATCACAACCTATGATCATGTATCGAAGTTTACTGAATACACTTTCGAGGTCATTCATCCCAAGGTGTCCGTAAACCCAAACACGATCTTTGTTTTCTCCGCCAAACATTTGGTGGTGTATCTGGCGAAGATCGTCTTGATCAAAAATATTACGAACGCTGTCAAGGTGCAGTCGGGCATCAGCTTCAATAGAAAGTATGCCGTCGATTGTACGCTGCCAGTTTTCTTCGAGGGCCATAACGCCCACATTATCTTTAGTTTTTTGTATCAGCCAGTGTTCTAGTTCTCTTGTAACACTAGACTTACCAAGGCCTGTACCGCCTGTCAAAGTAACTAACTCGCCAGCACGTAAGCCCTCAAGCTTTTCATTAAGACCTTCCCAAGGAAAGGGAATAGAGTCTTTGCGTGTGCGATTGAGGTAGTTGTCAACATTTTCTGAAACATTAAGAACGCCTGAAGGTGTGTAGAGTTTGGCGTTCCACCAGTGGTGTACAAAGTTTTTGTGCTGTGAAGCTCGCAACATATCGTTAGCGTCTTTGTAGTCTACGGGAAGCTCCATAATTTTAGCTTTGCCCGGCCTCAAAAGCTTTGCGACTTTCTTTGCAGCCTCACGACCATGCTTGTCATTGTCAAAGCAAATGATAATGTTATCAAAAGATTCTAGAAACTCTAGGTTTTCTTTCACATCACGGTCTGCTGATTGTGCGCCATTACGAATAGATACAACGGGCCATTGCGACCCCATCAATTCATAAGCTGACATAGCATCTATTTCGCCTTCAACAAGAGTTATGTACTTGCCGCCTGCCTGAAAGAGCTGTTGACCGAAAAGGCCAGAACTTTTTGCGTCACCACGCCAAGCAAATTCTTTGTTGGGCTTTCGAACTTTTGCTCCGACCTCTGTGCCGTCAGAGTAATAAGGATAAATATGTTCTACAATCTGACCCGTAGAGTTTTTAACAGAGCGAACCCTGTATTTTTTAGCAGTTTGTAGGCTGATATTCCTATCAGTTAGTGGGTAAAATTCTCCTTGATTTGTAGTCATGGGTGTCTTCTTAAAGTTTGTGATAGAAGTCACATTGTTTTCCTGCTTAGGTTTAGGAAGAAAAACTCCGCAGCTAAAACATTTGACAGAGCCGTCATCGTTTATAGCTGCAGAGTCGGAACCCCCACACTCAGTGCAGGGGATATGAGTTTGAACAAAAGACATATTAGTCCTCGTCTGTTTCAGTTTCCTCTTCTGTAACAATAGCTTCTTCAGTTAGAAACTCTTGTACTTTTGCGTGTAGTGCAACTGCCGCAGCTTGTGCAATAACCATACGGTCTTCAAGGCCTCGCACATCCTGCTCTGCCATTAGCAAAAGCTGGAAGGCCTTTTGGCCCTCCGGTGCTAAAGATTCTACATTGTATGCAGTACCTTCATGAACATAAGTGACGCTCATTAAATTTCATCCTCCTGTTCTTCAACATCAAACTCAGCACCGTCTGGCGCATCATATTCTACAAGATCTAAAACTTGCATAGCTTGAAAATCTAAGCCACGGAAGTCTTGACCATTCCACTGTGTTTCCCATTCTTTGTACTGCACTTTTACATGGGAACCATTGCCGACTGTTATGTCGATTTCACGCTTGCTTTTGTCGTAAAGCTTTGGTGCCTCACGAACCATCCCACGAGGCCCATCGACCTTACGCTTGATGATAAGCGCTGGGCCTTCTTCCATATCTTTTACGGTAAAGCCACGATTGCGGAAACTGTTAGCGACCTCGTCATCGACTACAAGGTTTACAGAATACGCTGGTGTGTACTTAGTGTTTGGGGTAGTAACAAACGACCAGTACGCTTTTCCTTCTACAACTGCCATAGTTTATCTCCTATATAGATAATTAATAAAGTTTGGTATTTGACTGAGTATGTATTCTTCAGTTAGATCGACACCTCGATCAATGGCCTCCATCTTAATCCATGTCTGCATCAATGTCAAGACCTCAGGGGAAGGCATATGTACGCCTAGCATCATTGCGAATGCACGAGCGATAACATCTTCTATCAATTCATCTTGTGTTAATTCATTGTATTCATACACTCCTTTTACTCCGTAGCTATTGTTGCCGTAATAAGAGCATTGAGTTTAACTGTATCTAAAAGAAAGTTAAAGTCTTCGGCTCCTAAATCTGAAGACATGGTAATTGCTCCGTCTGTTTCTGTCAATAGTATAAAAGTACCATGTGCATTATTACCAACTTCTTCTGTAATTTTTGCAGTAGCTCTTTCAATCTTAGATAAAAGCGTCAGCTCCTCTGGTTTGTTTTTAGTAAAGTCTCCGTTAACTACCTTCATGAATTCACCTCTTGTATTAAACGATCTACATACCACTTACATTTTCTAAGGTCTTCAACAGGCTTACCCTTGTAATCATAACGCCAAAGATATTTAAGAGCATTGCCTTTTAGATAGCCTCTAAACTCATTCTCAGGCATTGAAGCTTTGATAGCTTCGATGGCCTCAATAGCGCCGTTGTTATAATGATCGGGCTTCATAACAGGATCAGAAGTTTTGCGAATAGAAAGATCATTAAGTTTTTTCATAGCGTCCCATTGATCGGGGCTTGCATTATTTATAGACATCAGTATTCTCCGTTTCGAATTTTCTGCAATATATCATAGGTTTGATTATAACTCAAGTCCAAAGCATTAAGACTTTTAAGTATTGAATCATAATCTGGATTATCATTACAATAAATATTTACAAACACTAAGTCTGAAATAATATCTTCAACTTCTTTTGTTTCTAACATATCTTTTCCTATATAATATTTACATGATCATCATTGATAATTGTTTGGATGTGGATGTAACCTTCGGGCCAATAAGTGTACGACTCTTTAAGCGCTTTTGCTGCCCTATGTACTGAAGCTTCAAAGTGTTCGAACATTCCCATCTCTTCTTTGTAGTACCAAAATGGTATGCGTAACACCGGCTCTGCTGGTCCGTTATATTCATAATAAACAATTATCTCTGCGTCATTAGAAGTAGGCTCATCATTACCAAACATTTTTGTATGGTTATTTTCTGGTTGTTTCATAAAGACATCCTCATATTAGTATCGGCATGGCGCTGTTCATCCGCCCTAACATAATGAATCATAGTTGATAGTGTTGCAGTCGGCCCAAGTGAATAATAATTACGGGCAACAGCTGGACAAATAACATCTTCTACTTGACCGCTTTGCACAAGATTTAAATATTCAGTATAGCTTTCAACTGCCTCTTGCTCAAAGTAGGCCACCATACGATGCGCTGTTTTGGAAGAGCAAATGTATAGCACTAGGTAAAAATGCCAGAAAACAAACTGTGCCGCAGTAATTAAAAATCTTTCAAACGCATTGGGCTGTGCAATCTCCAAGAAAAACATAAGGTGCATACGCTCATTCTTAGCTTCTTCAAGCATCTGGTCTATGTAAGGATCATAGCCACGCCGAAGCCGCCGTAAACTTTTAAGGTGTAGCATCATGCCAGCCACCATAGCTGGGACAGCCGCTACTGTTTCAAGAACTACAGCACGATGCCCATATCGCTTAGCAAAAAAAGTATCTGCTGTCCATTTAAAAAAGCTCGTCATGCTACGAGCAAATAAGTCTTTCATTTATATCTCCTTTAGCAAGGCTACACTTAACATAAAAAATGATATAGCGTTTAGCATTATCAAAGCCCTGTCTCTCCAAATGACAGACACCCAAGTCCATAAGGCTATTCCTACTACACCAAACATAAGATCATATATACGATACTCTGGTCCAGCAGACCTCAAGGCCAAGCTACAAAGAACCACAATAGAGGCTATCCACTTTAAGTACCAATCAAAGTTTTCAGGATACCAGTTTCTGTCGGGTTTGTTGCGACCCAGAGCGCGAACTGCTGGGTCTCCTTTTCCTTCGTTGCCATTCATAAGTCGCTAGGCCAAGCAACAGTTAGGTCAGATTTGTAATAGCTGATAATACTATCTGTAATCATAGATAAAAACTCCCGTTGTTCTGTAACTTCCATCTTTTTAAATAAAGATAGAAGACTTGCTCCCGTTGTACAAACAGGGCGATACTCAAGATCTAACTGTCGTGCGGCCTCCTGAAAATCAGGAAGCTCCCAATCAAGTTCTTTTAAAAGATCTATAAGAAGAATGCTATTGTTGTGCATGATATCTATAATATCTCCAGTACTATCTACTTCAATATCTGAAGCTGGAACATAGATATCTTCTTCAACGTGTATATTAGCCATGTCATGCCGCCTTTAAATAATTACGAAGGGTTGAAATAGAATCCTGCTGTCGTTTGAATTGAACCGAAGCAAGAGTATCTTTGTTACGAACATTATCAGAATGTGTCGTGTAATCTGTTACTGCATTATATGCAGCCCACTCTGTGTTGCCCAATCGAGGTACGTATATATTGCGATAAACATTCCACAAATAATTATAACCTGTATTAGTTCTTTTAAGTGATCCTGCAACTTCATTAGGGCTTATCCTTTCGTTAACCACTAAGTCATATACTTGATCGCCAATACCAGCAATCTCTCCAAACATTACACAAGCTTCAATAGGTTCCATTGAAGTTGTATACATACGCTTCCAAACTTCACGCTCAGCTTCAAAGAAATCTAAAGACTTCACAATAGTCCTTGAAGCTTTGTCAAGATCTAAGTTAAGAGTGTGGTTGCCTTTGAAGACTGCAACCTCCCCAGAAATAAATACTTGGAGATTTGTACAGGCCTGTTGGATTGCCGCCGCACTGATGACAAACGGGAAGCTACTGTCAATAGATGTTGTAGCCAGTAAACCCAGTGAAGCTGTATCACCATCTGGAGTCTCATAAGTATGAGCAGGCAACTTATACTTTACAAAAGATCTTGCACCGTCGTGACTCACTGCGATCTGTTCGCTGATGCCATCGGTATTCAGGCCACTACGCAATATAATTTCTCGCGCAGTTTTGATAACATCTTTTGGGGCTACCGCTTTGTGACGGGCCGAATGAATACCTAAACAAGCACCTGTATCTGTGCGATAAGTTACATATTTATCTGCTTCACGCAATTGAAAAATACCTTCTTCTTCTTCAACATCAAACAATACGGGCGTTGTTTTAATATTAAATTCTGCGTCACCAAAGCCCCCGAAAGTATCGGAGGCGTTAGAGTTAAACATATTAACAATATTATTCATGTGCATTTCTCCTTTAAGCTGCACGTAAAACAATTAACTGGCGTGGGATATCTACAAGCTTTCGGAATCCAATTGGACGCGACTTAGAATGCTGAAGATAAAAACCATACTTGCCAATCTGAAGGCTGTAAAAACATTCGCCCTTTGAAAATCCATAACGGTTTTTTACTTTACGCTTACGGATCATATAGCTCTTGTTAAACAACTTTCCTGTGTTCATAGTAACTCTCCTGTGAGTTTGGTAGATTTGAAAGCCCCATTGCTTCGAGGCCATTACAAGGTAACATAGCTGTCACTGGTTGTCAAGCCCAATCACGCCCATGCTTTTTTCTATACAGCATCTCGAAGGCATCCAGATAATCTAGATACTTGTCTATTTCATCTTTGAAATATTTTTTGTAGTACATTTTCTCGACACCGATAGCAATTTGTTTGTCGTGTGAATAACTAAAATCCCATGCTTGTTTTAATAAACTTAATCTAAGATCTTTTCTCATGGCTGGCCCCATTCCTGTCCTAATTCATTTACACTTTGTAAAATATTATCATAGTCTTCATCAGTTATAACTGGTAGAATATTTCCTAGTTCTGGGTACTTATCAAGCCTTATAGCATCTAGTTCTATGAACTTGTCATAAGGGTCATAAGTATAATCTACAGTTATATCTAAACTAATTTTAAGGTTTCTACTTTGCATTACTATCTCCTTAAAAATATTTGTAATGAAGACGCCACTCAAAGTCAGGGTACTCAGCTTTACTAGCTTCATAATCTTCTATTGCCATAAGTACCATGCCTCCAATATCTTTAGTAGGGCCACCATCAAGAGGGTAAGCTCGTGTAAAGCCAAACTCTTTGTCAGGCGTTGTTCGATACTCAACAGATATCCAATGTTTTTTATTCATTCTACTAATCCTCTATGGTATAAATCATTTGAAAGTGTTACCATCATTTTTTGTAAACGCATTACATCTTCTTCTAAAGAATCTACTTCAAGATCATCTAACAAACAAGCAATTTCTAATTCAATATCATAAACTAAATCGGATAATGTTGTCATGTCACACCTCACTGTACTAAATAATTATAATGAGCTTCAGAAACTTCAAAGCCATTGTTCCACGACTTGTCTCTATCTCCTAGAAAATTACACCAATTGTTCCAAAGTTGTTCGGTTCCAATACTATGACAAATAGTAATATACTGTTGGATCTTGGAGCGTCGAAGATCTTCAGACTTCAAAGTGTTTGAAAGTTTCAAGTGCTTTTCATCAATCCCATACATTCTAATATTATGAGTATCAATACAACCAACCAGCCCTGCTGTCAGCTGACAAACGAATCCAGCTTTAGCAAGTCCAAGCCCCGGCACTCTAAGAAATATTCGCATGAGCGTTGCAGCTTTATCAGCTTCAGACTTCTTGGAGTTTACAACAGCCATAAATTGTCCATACATAAAATCTTTACGAGCCTGAAGATAATTGTATGTCTTCTTTTTATTGCCCCACAAGAAGCGTGAATCGCCTCCTACGGCCTTTACATCTTTCATCTGATAACCTACGGTTGACCAATTCTGTTGAATGCTCAAAGCCACCATAAGTATTACATCTGCAAGATTGTTTGCTGACTGCTCTGAAAAACTTTGGATTGCTCTGCCGTGAATGTTATACATCTTTTAACTCCTGTAAAAATTTACTTACACTTAAACTTGAACTTGTGACTGCCTCGTGGAACTCGTAAACATCGGCCATTGTCCAAACATTGTTGAGCCTATTGCCCCACGCCTCTACTAAGATACCACAGAAATCGTCGTCGTCAAGGCAGTAACGCACCTTGCGCTCGTAGTTCAGTTTCTTGACTCTTTGTAGGCTACCAACAGCCGTCTTCCCACTCAAACTTTTCATCAGGGTTTCTCCTAAATAGATTAGATAAAGCTTCGCGTGTTGCAGGTGTATATGTTTTTAGTTCAGTCGCTGAGTATTGATACACAACAATATCTCTTATTTCACGCACACGATAACGTGCGTTTTCTTTTAAGGCTTTTCGTCCTGCCTCAACCTTGGCCTCTTCATAATATATAGTGGTCAGCACCTCAGTCCAATTGCCTTCACCGTTTTCTCTTTCAAGTATATATTGTTTCATTCTGAGTCCTCGCCATGCGCTTTATCAAATCTTTTTTGAAAATCTTCTTTATCTATTGTTAGCCAACAGACAACAACGATAGTAGATATTAAAACAACTATTCCTAACGCCGGATCAAAATTCATTTTGAATAGCTCCCCACTAAATAACCAAAGCCTATTGACACCATGCTTACCAACACATGAGCTGCTAAAAATATTTCAATCTGAAAACAAACCATGTTACTGGCCTCCCATAATTTTAAAGTTATAAACTAATACAGCCCAATTTTGGTGGTCCTCACTAGAGGCGCTAATAAATTGTAAAAGATCTTCAACATTCATAATATTATTCCTCATCCCAAGGTATCATTTTTTCCCAGCAAGGTGGACAGTGATAAACACCACTATCGGCCCCAATAAGTATTTCGCGATCGTCTACATCTAAATCAGGAAATATATTTTGCACTAAAGCGTTTCGGTCGGTTGAATATTCTTCCCAAGATTTTTCAAGAACATCAACAGCTTGTATACATTTACAAAGATTACACTGTGCGGCAACGATTACTTGCTCCATAATATTATTCCTCAAAATTACCTTCTTCAATTACAAATATTATTGCGTCTTTAAAGCCTTGCTCGTGACCAGCTCGATGACCTACAAAGTAGGCCACCATAAATGTCAAAGCAACTAAACCTAATACAAAATAATCCATTACATTAACGCCTCTAATTCTAAATATTGGTCGTGGATTTCATCGTACCATTCATCAACGATATCAATGCAATCCTCTAAGCTTTCAGCTTCGGTCCAAACATCGCCCTTGTCATCCATGATGAGCCAAAAGAATTGTATATTCTTTAGGGTGAAGTAGCGATACTTGTAAAGTTTAGAATTTAATTTTTTTAATTTCATGATAATTCCTCAGCAAAGGGGCCGAAGCCCCGCTAAATTTATTTTAAAATTTCTTGTGCAAGCTCGACTGCTCGCTTTATTTCTTTAACTTGATTTTCCCCTTGGAGGAATCCAAGTTCAATGGCTTCTAACAAATGCTGGTAATTTTCAATTACAGCCGCTTGCTTTCCGATAATGACGTACAACTCATCTTGCGTCATAATATTTATTCCTGTGTGTGATGTGTTTAAGTTTATAAAACCCAGATTAAGCATCTGGGTCAGTTTCGAGGTAAGCCATAATAATATCAAGCTTCGCTTCGAAGGTAGCAAGTTTCTTGTCGGTTGCATCTTGTCGCTTTGTGATGGCATCAAATCGTGCTTGGAACTCTTTGAGTTCTGACGTGTTTGCTTGAATCTTTTTAGCGGTGGTCGTCTTAGGCTTCGGTGTGTCCTTCACAACCTTCTTAGCCTTAACAGGCTTAGAAGTCATCATGTTGGTGAACTTCTTTGGAATCGTTTCAGCTTCGAAGAAGCGGCCCACATCAGCATGGGTGATGGGAGTTTCAGTATTTTCATTCTGAAACTTTAAGAGAATGGCGCTGAAGACTTTGGAGAGTCTGTAAGACTCAGTGGGATTCTTGCCACCGATCTTGCCAAAGTGCTTTGCTACAGCGTAAAGCTGTCGTGTGGAGGCGATACGGTTCCCATCGACGTTAGCGAAAATCTCTGATTTTTGAAGGTTCGAAATGCTCATGGTCATTACTCCGTAATGTTTGAAAGAATGTTTGCAAGCCGTTGTCGGTTTTGCCATTCCATTAAGGACACAAAAATTTCGAGGGGTCAACAACTTTCTGGTGCGCAATTTTTCCTGCGCATTATGCGTGCTAAAACAGGCGAAGAAAGCAGAATCTTCGGAGGGGATAAATCGTAGATTTAGAATATTCGGTAGGTTGTTGAAATCTTTGGAGGTTTTTTAGAAAAGTTATAAATCTTTAAAGATTTCTAAAGGTTTTTGGAGGCTGTCCACTAGAGACTCTAAAATTTTTGGAGCCTTTTGCGTGTGTGTACAAAGACTTTGAAAGTCTTCGGAGGCTTGTGCGTGTCATGTAGGGGTACGCAGGTGCCCATGCCCCCTCCCCCGTATATATACTCATGCTCAAACATTTTCAGAAGGTTTTGGAGTGTCTACCAGTTTGCCCCACCGACCTTTAAAGCCCCCATAAATTGCGGACACAAAAAAAGGCCCACCGGCCTTTAAAGAAACTCCCACGAAAGTGGGCGAGTAGATGTATATATATGCACCTCTGGCGGGTACAAATATTATTATACACCTGTATTTTAATTTTGTCAATGAAATAGTACCAAAAATAAATAAAAATATTTCTTGACAAACTCTCTATATAACATTATAATATATAACATGGAAACTAAAAAAGAATTGACAGTAAAACAACAAGACTTTCTTGACAATCTTATTGCTTGTGGAGGCAATGCACGTCAAGCCGCAGAAATGGCTGGATATGCACCCGGAAGCTACACAGCTGTGGTAAAAGCCCTCAAATCTGAAATACTAGATCTAGCAGAAGGCGTGCTGGCCGTAAACGCTCCTAAAGCCGCTCTGAAGCTCGTTCAAGTTATGGATAGTGATGAGCCTATCCCACAAGCTAATATTCGTCTACAGGCCGCACAGACGCTTCTAGACCGTGTAGGAGTAGCAAAGAAAGAAAGACTAGATGTTAAAGTTGAAACACCAAGTGGATTGTTTATACTTCCGGCTAAAGCCCCGACTATCATTGAAGATGTAGAATATGAAGAGACGGACTAGCAGCACAATTCCATTTGGTTACAAGTTAGTAGATAATGATTTTGAACACATCGAAGAGATACCCAGCGAACTTGAAGCTTTAAACAAGATACTACCGATGATTAAATCAAAATCTTTGTCTCTACGCGAGGGTGCGTTGTGGTTGACCCATAAGACTGGTCGCTCTATTTCCCATCAAGGACTACAAAAAATAGTAAATAAAGATGGATAAGAACGATTGGGATATAAACCCACAAAACTATTTACAAAATGAAAATGGAAGCTTTAAGCTTAAAACTGATGGCACCCCCAAGAAAAAACCGGGCAGACCCAAAGGCGCTAAAGGTCGTGGATACAACTATCATTCAAAAACCAAGGCAAAACAAGAAGCTTCAAAAAAAGTAAGAGTAAAAAAGAAAAAGATAGCGCAGGCACGTTCCGCAATATCACGATACCAAAAGTCTGTTGAAAAAACTGAAAAAGCCCTAGACTTACTAGAAGACAACAATAAAAGTAAAGTTGTCGAAGATACATTCGTTGAAGAAGCACCCGCTTCACTCAAATCAGAGTTGAAAGAAAATGTTATCTTCAGTCCTAATGAAGGACCACAGACGGATTTCTTGGCTGCAGGTGAAACAGATGTATTGTATGGCGGAGCGGCTGGTGGAGGCAAAAGCTATGCGATGTTGGTTGATCCACTTCGCTTTGCACACAGGGCAGCGCATAGAGCATTAATCCTGCGGCGTTCTATGCCAGAGTTACGCGAACTAATCGACAAATCGCGTGAACTCTACCCCAAAGCCTTCCCCGGCTGTAAGTACCGTGAAGTAGAAAAACTTTGGAATTTTCCAAGCGGTGCAAAAGTAGAGTTTGGATTTTTGGAACGTGATGCAGATGTGTATCGTTACCAAGGACAAGCATACAGTTGGATAGGTTTTGATGAGATAACACACCTACCGACTGAATTCTCTTGGAACTATTTAGCTTCGCGGCTTAGAACAACCGACTCAGAAATAACGCCTTATATGCGTTGTACAGCAAACCCCGGAGGTGCGGGAGCGCATTGGGTTAAAAAAAGATATATAGCTCCAGCACCACCTAATGAATCTTATGTTGGTGATGATGGAATTACACGAAAGTTTATTCCAGCAAGACTAAACGACAATCCGTATTTAGCCCAAGATGGGCGATACGAGCAAATGCTAAAAAGCTTGCCGCCTACCCAGCGCAAACAGTTACTCGAAGGCAACTGGGAAATTGCAGAAGGCGCAGCATTTACAGAGTTCGACAGACATCTCCATGTTATCGAGCCATTTGAAATCCCACTGCACTGGGAGCGTGTTAAAGGCCTTGACTATGGTTACGCATCAGAATCAGCTTGTATTTGGGCTGCAGTAGATCCTAGCGACGGAACGCTGATTGTTTATAGAGAGTTATATAGAAAGGGTCTTTTAGCTACAGAGTTAGCAGAAATGTTAACAAATATGGAACTAAGTGATCCAACTTCTGTCAGAGGCGTACTAGATACAGCGTGTTGGTCAAGGACTGGAACTACAGGCCCGACAGTTGCAGAAACATTAATACAAGCTGGACACAAGCTTAGACCTGCAGATAAGAATCGAGTTGCAGGTAAAATACAGATACATGAACACTTAAAAGTTCAATCATCTGGAAGACCACGAATGCAAATACTTAACACTTGTCCAAATTTAATTCGTGAGTTACAAAGCATACCGCTTGACAAGAACAATCCTGAGGATGTTGATACACACGCTTCAGACCACGCCTACGACGCTTTACGATATCTTATCATGTCTAGGCCTAGAATAAATGATACATTTAGTCAAATAAGGTCTTTACAGCGTGAGCAGCACTTTCAACCCTTCGATTCAACATTTGGTTACTAATATATGAATGATAACATCTTAGACAATGCAGACGGTCTTTATTTTTCTGAAGTAGAAAATGAAGACGGCCTTAATGTTGAACTAAATGAAACCCTCAAGTCAAATCTTGCAGGCCTTATTGAGGCTCGTTTTATTAGTGCTGAACAAGCACGAGAATATGATGAAGACCGTTGGATAGATGCTTATCATAATTTCCGTGGTGTTTACCCAAAGCACGTCCCTTTCCGTGAAAGTGAAAAGTCCAGAGTCTTTATTAAAATTACAAAAACTAAAGTGCTTGCGGCCTACGGTCAGTTAATTGACGTTATCTTTGGGACAGGAAAGTTTCCTATTGGTGTAAGCCCAACAGAAATTCCAGAAGGCGTTGCAGAGTATATGCACCTTGCAAACCAAGCAGCGCCCGGAATTGAAACAAGCGCAGCTACACCCACTGGAATTCAAGAAGAACCAGAAAACCCTTTTGAAGTAGGCTTTGAAGGTGATGGAAAAGTTCTTAAGCCCGGAGCTACATATAGAACTTCAAAGTTTTTAGACAAAGCAATTGAAGAAAATATTGATAGTTTTGAAGAAGGTCCACATCCAGACCCACAAGTATTAGAAATTTCTCCAGCTAAAGAAGCAGCACGAAATATGGAGAAATTAATTCATGATCAAATTGATGAGTCTAACGGCTCAAGCGAATTAAGAAACGCAATCTTTGAATCGTGTTTGTTTGGTACAGGCATTATCAAAGGCCCGTTTAATTTTAATAAAACTTTACATCGCTGGGAAAACAGCGAAGAGACAGGAGACCGTGAATATAACCCATTATTTGTTAGAGTTCCTCGTATTGAGTTTGTGTCTATTTGGGATTTTTTCCCTGACCCTAGTGCCACTTCTTTAGAAGAATGTGAATATGTTTTACATCGCCATAAGCTAAACAAGTCTCAAGTTCGAGGCCTAACAAAACTTCCATACTTTGACGAAGACGCTATCCGTGAAGTTCTTTCGCTTGGCCCTAACTACACTGAGCGTGATTATGAGCATGAATTAAAAGATGATCAGCGCTCAAATGATTACGGTAGTGGTCAGTATGAGGTTCTTGAATATTGGGGTATTATGGATGCAGAATATGCCCGTGAAGTAGGCATGGAGCTTTCAGAAGATGTTGATGATCTTGATGAGGTTCAAATTAATGCTTGGGTTTGTAATGGCATTGTTCTTCGTGCAGTTGTAAACCCATTTACACCTATGCGCATTCCTTATCATGCTTTTCCTTACGAGCGAAATCCATACAGCTTTTTTGGTATTGGCGTTGCAGAAAACATGAATGATAGCCAACAGGTTATGAATGGTCATGCACGTATGGCTATCGACAACTTAGCTCTTAGCGGCTCATTGGTCTTTGAAGTTGATGAATCTATGTTGGCTGGCGGTCAAAGCATGGAAGTATATCCCGGCAAGATTTTCCGTCGCCAAGCAGGTGTACCGGGACAAAGCATTCATGGCTTAAAGTTTCCTAACACTTCGCAAGAAAATATGATGATGTTTGACAAGTTCCGGCAGTTAGCCGATGAACAAACAGGCATCCCAAGCTACTCACATGGCATGACAGGCGTTCAAAGCATGACAAGAACAGCGTCAGGCATGTCAATGCTACTGGGTGCTGCGTCATTAAATATTAAGACTGTTGTTAAAAATCTAGACGATTTTCTTTTACGTCCTTTAGGCCAAGCATATTTTCAGTGGAACATGCAGTTCTTTGAAGGTGATCTAGATACTCAAGGTGATCTAGAAATTAAAGCTATGGGTACAAACAGCTTAATGCAAAAAGAAGTACGTAGTCAACGATTAACGATGTTCTTGCAGACAGCCCAAAACCCAGCAGTTGCTCCATTTGTTAAAATGTCTAAGCTTATTTCTGAGTTGGCTTACTCGTTGGATCTTGATCCTGATGAGATTCTTAATGACCCAGAAGAGGCTGCAATTGCTGCACAAATAATAGGAATGCAAAATAATGTTGGACAAGCAACTGGCAGCGAGGCTGTCTCCCCTAACGAACAACCCGGAGTTATGGGAAGCCCTGAAGGAGTACCTCAACCACCGCAAGACCTTGGAGTTACAGGGACTGGTGGTGGCAACATCGGAACAGGAAATATTCCGCAAGCAGGGGAAAGTGAATTTTCTGGATAATCTCCTGACACTTCCAGCCCAAGTAAAAGCCGCAAAGGAATTCAAAGATGACAATGTATGATAAATCTTTAATGATGCCGCCAGAACGTCAAACAAAAAGCGTTGGTGGTGTTTTAGCTAAAAAAGTTTTAAGCTTTGCAGGAGCAAAAGCATCTAAAGATGCACCAAAAGTAACTGCTAAGCGTAAAGCAGCTCTTGCAGATGAAGAAGCAGACAGAGCAGCAGAAATGCTTGAAGACGCTTTAATGCAAGACCCAGAGTTTTTAGACAACATGGACCCAGATGACTTAGAAGCATTAATGGCTGACCTGCCTCCAGCATATCGCTCTAAGCTTTCTCCAGATATGGGAGATGTACAAGAAGATACACTAGAGCTTGTACGAGGAATGGACCCAGCTGATGTTGCAGACAATCTACAACTGTTTAACAGTTTAGGAGAACTAAAGAACTATACGCAAGGTCTTAACCCTAAAGAAACTCGTGAGTTTATTACTAATGTTTCGCCTGATGATTATGACATGTTTGAAGGTTTTCAAGGGCTTATTCAAGAATTAGGTCCACGTCAAATGAAAGCACATGGCGGAGCAGTTGGATTATTAATTCCTGTAGAAGGCATGAAGCCTGATGCAGAAATGGAAGAAGATTATGTTTCATATGTTATGGACGAAACACTATCAGATGATGAAATGGAATATGTAAACAAAGCACTAGAAGCTGATGACAGACTTAGTGAATTGTTTGACAAGATTGTCCTATCTTCTGCAGAGTTTACAGGTGCTGGAGAAGTAGACGGACCCGGTACTGGTACATCAGATGAAATACCTGCACGACTATCAGACGGTGAGTTTGTATTCACCAAAAAAGCAGTAGATGTTATCGGCGTAGAAAAACTAGAAGAAATGATGAAAGACGCTGAAGAACAATTTGAACGACAGAATAAGGCAGTTGGTGGAATCATGAACGACCCAACACAAGATGAAAAAGCTAACTTGCCAGACCAAGCTATGAGTGACGAGCAGATCGAGGAGCAAATGCTCGATGCCAATCGCATTCCTAGCTTAATGAGACGATAAGGCTACCTAAGAAGTTTTTAGCCCCTTATCATATTTATAACTTTTAGGCCACCTTGTAATGTTGAGACCCCGTGTATTCGGCCACCTCACTAAGAAACAAGCCCCGAAAAGGAGAAAGACATGACTGAAGTAGAACAAGAACCACAAGCTAATCCATATAATGCTCGCAAGCCTTGGCACGAGGAGCCAAAGGCAAAGCAAGGATCAGCAGAAGGTCTATTTTTTGAAGAAGGTTCCGACGAGGCTACCCAAAACACGGCCCCTCAAAAACAAAACGGAACTAACTACAAAAAAAGGTATGACGACCTAAAAAAACATTATGATGAAAGGATAGCAGAATTCAAACAAAAAGAGCAAGAGTTGTTGGCACAAGCACAAAGTGCTCAACCACTATATCAACCTCCAAAGTCTGAAGAAGAACTTGAACAGTTCCGAAATGCATATCCTGATTTGTATGAAACCGTAGAATCTGTTGCACATCTACGAAGCCAGAAAGAGGTACAAGCCCTTCAACAAAAGATGAAGGTTATCGAAGAGCGAGAAGCAATGATCGCACGACGTGAAGCTGAAACTAAGTTGCGGGAGCGGCACCCTGACTTTGAAGATATTCGTGGAGATGACGGGTTTCATGATTGGGCTAAGAGCCAGCCTAAAGAAATTCAGAACTGGATCTATAATAACCCAGACAATGTTGGACTAGCAAGTCGTGCAATTGACTTTTATAAAATGGAAATGGGCTTGAACATTAATCAACAGCCCAAAACTCAGTCAAGTCGCCAAAAGTCTAGACAGAATGCTGCAGACATGGTATCTACAAAAACAACTACTGTAGATACTAAGCAGGCTAAAATCTGGACACGACGGGAAATAGCTGCCCTGTCTATGGATGACTATGATCGCTACGAACAGGAAATAGATCAAGCCATCATGGAAGGCAGAGTAGTTAAATAACTTTGTTTTTTATTTTAGGAGATTTTTACAATGGCTAGTAACACATCTAATCCCAACTTTGACGGCGCAGCGGCTGGTAACTTTAACACCGCTGGTAACTTTAACTTTCTTCCAGAAGTCTATTCCAAGAAGGTACTTAACTTCTTCCGTAAGGCATCTGTTGCAGAAGCAATTACTAACACTGATTATGCTGGTGAGATTTCAGCTTACGGTGATTCAGTACGCATCATCAAAGAACCAGTAATCACTGTTGATGAATATCAGCGTGGTGGTACAGTAACTCAAACAGAGTTGACTGACACTGAAGTAAACCTTGTTGTTGATAAGGCAAACGCATTCAAGTTCATCGTTGATGATATTGAAACTTCAATGTCTCACGTTAACTTTAAAGAAGTAGCTTCGTCTTCAGCTGCTTACGCATTGCGTGACGCATTTGACACAGGCGTAATTGCTTCTATGTTTGCTGGCGTACCTGCTTCAGCACCTAACCACATTCTTGGTTCAGACAGTGCAACTGATCTTGCGGCTGGTACTTTTGACGGTACTGGTAACCTTGATATTGGTTATGCCTCTGATGAGCACGATCCAATTGATGTTCTTTCACACATGGCACGTCTTCTCGACGAGCAAAATGTTCCTGAAGAAGGCCGTTGGTTCCTTGCTAACCCAGAGTTCTATGAGCAACTCGTTAAGAGTTCTTCAAAGCTTATCAACGTAGACTTTAACGCTGGACAAGGCTCAATCCGTAATGGCTTGGTTTCTTCTGGTAAGCTACGTGGTTTTGATATGTATAAGACCAACAACATTGCAGCTACTACTAACGCAGCTGGTAAGTGTATTGCTGGTCACATTTCATCAACATGTACTGCTCAGACTATCATCAACACTGAGGTCATTCGTGACCCTGCAAGCTTTGGTGATATTGTACGAGGCCTCCACGTCTATGGCGCTAAGGTTCTTCGTCCTGAAGCACTTGTCTCTGCCTTCTACGGCATCGACTAAAAATGGAGTGGGGGATGAAATACTCCCCCTTTTCTACTATGCCTCAGATTGGAAGTGAAAAAAATCCTATTCGTATGAGTTCAAAACGAACAACAAAAGTACGAGGAAATTACTTAAAACACGAAGACAAGAAAAAATTTAACGACAACTACGATAGAATTTTTGGGAGAAAAAAAGATGATGAAAGGTGATAAGAAAAAGCGATCAATGTATATGGATGGTAAAATGGTTCGTACACCAATGATGGACGGCGGTTCTCCAAAGCAAGGACGTGCAGGTACTCAGCCTACATATGGCAGCACTGTAGCAGACGCAATGCCTAAGGGAAGCGCAAATTAATGACCACTCAAATTGAAAAAAAATCATATCGGTCTATTCAAGAAAAAGAGCGAATTTGTGCGGAAATGACTGAAAACCAATTCCCGTATCAAAAAGAAATGCCAATAAAGTATCCGAAAGCTCGTAACGAGCAGGAGCGTCCAGATGAAAGTCGAGGCACCTAAAGGCTACCATTGGATGAAAAAGGGCAAAGAATATAAGCTCATGAAAGATCCAAAAGATGGTTATAAACCCCACAAAGGTGCTTCAAAAGAAGCTAACTTTGAAATTCAAAAGGTTCATAAAAAATAATGGCTGCTACTTATCTTGAAATTACAAACGAGTTGTTGCGAGAGTTAAACGAAGTAGCTCTTACATCGGCTACGTTTGCTGGGGCTATTGGGGTTCAGCAACATATCAAAGACTGTGTAAACAGAGCATACCTTGATATTGTTAACGAAGAACCTCAATGGCCTTTTCTTGCTGTAGATACAAGCGGTTCTACAGATCCTTTTTATGGCAACACATATGTTGATACAGTTGCGGGTACGCGCTGGTATTTGCTAAAGCCTTCATCGAGTAACTTGACAACAGACTACGGTTATATTGATTGGGATAATTTTTACCTAACAACTATTGGCGTAGATAGCGAATCAGCCCCATATGTTAGTAAAAATCTTTCATTTACTACTACAGAAGAATGGAAAGATTTTGCACGTACAGCAGAAAATGCAGACGATGCAGATACGCAAAATCATGGAGAGCCTCGCAGAGTTATTATTAGTCCTGATAATCGTAAATTTGGTTTAAGTCCAATTCCAGACAAAGTTTATCGTGTATATTTTTATGCATATAATTTACCGACAGAACTAAGCGGACACGGGGATGAAATTGTATTCCCAAATATTTACAAGCCGGTGTTGCTTGCTAGAGCTAGATACTATATTCATCAGTTTAAAGAAAGTTCACAGGCTGCAGCATTTGCACTAGAAGATTATAAGCGTGGACTACGACTTATGAAATCTAATCTTATGTCTTCAACGCCTGATTATATGTCAACAGATCGTGTGAGGTTTGTATAAATGTCTCAGCCTTTTGGCATTTCATGTAGAGGTGGTTTAAATACTAATCTCAATCAGCTTGAAATGCTTCGACAGCCCGGCCTTGCTACTAAGCTTAGAAACTTTGAGGTAGATCCTGATGGTGGCTATCGACGTATCAACGGCTTTACGCAGTTTGGCGATACACGTCCCAATAGTGATGAAGACGTGCTGGGCATTTCTGTATATGGCGATGGTGTAATTGTCTGTTCAGGTACTGATATACATTTTAGCATTGATGGTTCAACGTGGATACAAATTAATAAAAGTTCTGTAGCTAACGGTGGCGATAACTATACCACTTTTACAGGGCGAACGGCACTTGCTAGAACTGGACAGGGCCAATGTTCATTTGCACTTTTTGAAGGCGCTACATATGACTATGGCGAATTAATCATTGCAGATGGCGCTAACAAGCTTTATTCGTTTCGTATGGAAGGCACTGGTGCGCTTACAACTCGTACATTTTTTGCATATGAAATTACAGTAGATGGAACCAATGGCGTTAAGTACATAACCAACCACGATCACCATCTTATTGCAGCAGGCGTAGAAAACAATTTAAATACAGTTTATTATAGTGCATATAATCGTCCTGATGATTTTACAGGTACTGGCTCTGGCGCAGTAGTTATATCAGATCAAATTCAAGGCATTCGTGGGTTTCGTACTGATTTGATTGTGTTTGCTAAAAACAGCATTCACAAACTTATAAATATTAATGATCCTAATAATATTCGCATCGACCCTATTACAGAAAACGTAGGCTGTTTATCAGGGTATAGTATTCAAGAAATTGGTGGTGACCTTTTGTTCTTGAGTCCTGATGGAATTCGTACTGTTGCGGGTACAGCCCGTATTGGTGACGTTGAGTTAAGTTCTGTGTCTCGACAAATTCAAAGCATCATCGGAGACATTGCAAACTCAATTAACACGTTTACTATTGATAGCTGTGTATTACGATCTAAGTCTCAGTATCGTTTGTTTTATACAGATAAAACTTTAGGCTCAAATGTCTCTAAAGGCATTATCGGTACGTTTACTGCTAATGGCTTTGAATGGGCTGAAACGCTTGGCATTCAAGCAATGGGGCTTACAACAGGCTTTGATGTAGATGGAATTGAAAAAGCTTTTCATGGTGATAAAGACGGATATATTTATAATCATGATACAGGAAACGCTTTTAATCCTGAAGGAGTAGAAGCAGAAATTGTTTCAGAATATCAAACGCCTAACTTTGATTTTGGTGATATAGGTACAAGAAAAACAATTAAATATGTGCGTATTTCTGTATCGCCTGAAGGCGAATGTCAGCCCACATTAAGAATGCGATTTGATTACGAAGATCCAAATATTCCACAGCCACAAGATTATACGCTAGATTCTATACCACTTCCAGCTATTTTTGGCTCTGCAGCATTTGGTACAGCTACTTTTGGTGCTGCTAATGATCCAATGTTTAGACAGCCTGTAGAAGGCAGCGGCAACACAATTAGTTTTAGAATTAGAAGCGAAGATGTTAAAGCGCCATACGCAATCAATGGCCTTTATATAGATTATATGCCATCAGGTAGGAGATAAATATGGCTCAGAATTACACTCGACAAAGTTCGTTTAATGATGGCGATACTATCACAGCTTCGTTGTTTAATGACGAGTACAACCAGTTAGTTAATGCTTTTACATATTCAAGCACTTCAGAATCTACTACTGGTCACCGTCATGATGGAAGTGCTAATCAAGGCGGCAACATCTTTAAAATTGGCGACCTAGATTTTTTAAATAAGATTGAAGTAGATAGCACTAACAATCGTTGGGGTTTTTATGTCGAAGTTTCTAGTGCAGCAGTTGAACAGATTCGCATTCAAGATGGTTCCGTTGTTCCCGTTACTACTAATGATATTGATCTTGGTACTGCCTCACTCCAGTTTAAAGACCTTTATATTGATGGGACTGCTAACGTTGATAGCCTTACACTAACTTCTGGTTCAACAGTTACAACTATTCTTGATGAAGATAATATGTCTTCAGATAGTGATACAGCCCTTGTTACACAACAGTCCGTAAAAGCTTACGTTGATGCTCAGGTAACTGCACAAGACCTAGACTTCCAAGCTGACTCAGGCGGTGCATTAAGCATTGATTTAGATTCTGAGGCGCTAACACTGACAGGTGGTACTGGTATTGATACGTCTGGCTCAGGAAATGAAGTTACCTTTGCTATTGACTCTACTGTTGCCACACTTACTGGCACTCAGACGCTAACTAATAAAACGCTTACTTCTCCTGACGTAAATACTCCAGACATCGACGGCGGTACTATCGACGGTACTGTCATTGGTGGTTCTACCGCAGCAGCTGGATCATTTACCACTGTTTCTGCTACAGGAAACATTACTGTAGACGGTACTGTAGACGGACGTGACGTAGCTGCAGACGGCACTAAGCTAGACGGAATTGAAGCCTTAGCAGACGTAACGGACACAACTAATGTTACTGCTGCTGGTGCGTTGATGGACTCAGAGTTAACTGACATCACTGCTGTTAAGTCTCTAGACCAAGGCGTCGCTACTACTGACACTCCAAGCTTTACAGGTCTTACGACTACGGCTGACGTGTCATTCGGCGACAACGACAAGGCTATCTTCGGTGCTGGCAACGACCTACAGATTTTTCATGATGGGTCGAACAGTTACATTACAGAATTTGGCATCGGCGACCTAAACATCAGAGGGCAGGCAAATATCAATCTAGAGTCTTCTAATGGCTCAGAAACTTATGCTAGTTTTTCGCTCAATGGTGCCTCTACATTTTACTACGACAACTCAGCCAAACTAGCCACCACCTCAACAGGCATCGACGTTACTGGTAACGCTACGTTTGACGATAATGGCAAGGCTATCTTCGGTGCTGGCTCTGACCTAGAGATTTATCATGATGGGTCTAATAGCAGAATCCGTGAAGTAGGTACTGGAAGTCTTTTAGTAGATGCTGAAAGTGTTTATTTAAGAAACACCACAGGTGATAGTTATTTCCAAGGATTAAACGGCGGTGCGGCCAATATTTTTTATAATGGTAATGTCAAACTAGCCACCACCAACACAGGCATCGACGTAACGGGTACTTTGGTCAGCGACGGCGTTACTGTAGATGTTTCTTCAAGCGGCGCAACAGTAACTGCGGCTTCTTTTAAGAACAACGGCTCAGGAGCTAACACTAAAGCTGGACTTGATTTTTTTGCGGCTTCTACACGATACGCAGGAATTGCTGGTGGATACGGAGCTACTTCTCCTGAGCTGTCTTTTGATATTAGCGGAACAGATGTTTTAGGTATTACCTCTACAGGTGTTGACGTTACGGGTGTTGTAGAAGCAACTGGCTATTTATCTGTTGAAGGTACATCAGGAAATACTGGTGCTGGTACTGACCGTTGGATTGGTGGCGATGGTACAGCAGGGACTTGGTTCTACAATGTGCCAACAGGGTCTAATCATTACTTTGGTGTAAACAATTCAAATGTCTTAGCGATTAACTCCACAGGCATCGACGTAACGGGTAGTGTGACGGCTGACCAGTTAAACATTGGAGATGGTCAGACTCAAACACATCTTATTCAAGCGTACAAACAAGGCACCGACCCTGTTTCGTTTGGTTTGGGTGAACAGCCTAATACTGCTAGAGCGTTGCGATTAGAAAAAGTAGACGAGGCTGATGCTGACCCCTATGCGGCAAACTTTTATTTTAGTGATTCACCGGCTGCGGCAGTAGGAAGCTTGAATTTTTTTGCAAATCAACAAAAAAACAAGATTATGCGACTTTTAAACAACGGAGATGTTTCGCTGTATGAGGATACGGGGACAACTGCGAAGTTCTACTGGGATGCGTCTGCGGAGTCTTTGGGGATTGGTACGTCGTCTATCAGCACTTCCAAGCTACACGTGCAGGGAACAACAGGAACGGCGTCAGCGGTACGTGTAGAGTCTACAGGAGCAGACAGCGATGCTTATTACATTGCTGACAATGACGCTAGTGTGTGGACATGGGGTATTGATGGCGGCAATAGCGATGCTTGGACATTATCCAACGCTTTCGGCTTAGGCACTCCGAAACTTACGGTTAAGACTGGCGGCAACGTCGGTATTGGTACAGACAGTCCTCTTGTAAAAACTCACATCGCTTACACCACAGCGGCTACGGCAAATAGAACGTATGGTTTAGTCATTAATGGAGACGATACTGGAACTACTGGAGAATCTTCTAGTATCTTCTTAGGTGGTCTTAATACAACCTCAAGAGGCGCGTCTATTGCGGCTGAAATTCAAAGTGCTTCAAATGACCATGACCTAATCTTTTCTACATCTGCGGCCTCTGCAACTCCGACAGAATGCATGCGCATCGACTCCAACGGCAACGTCGGTATTGGTGTATCGTCAATTACAAACAGCACTGGCTATGTTCGTGTAGCTCTTGGTGATGTTGCTGGCTCAATTCTAGAGAACCAAGTGAACGGTACGGCTACCTCCAGAATACTTACAACGGCCAGCCAAACATCACTTGAAACGCTTACCGCTACTCCACTGGTCTTTGAAACCAGCGGCACAGAACGCATGCGCATTGATGCAAGCGGCCACCTCATTGTCCCAGAAGGCATAACACTAGGCACAGCAGTCGGTACGTATGCGGCGGCGAACACGCTGGATGACTACGAAGAAGGCGACGTAGCAACACCTATATCTTCAGGTATTACATTAGGCGATGGTGCGGTTTTGGCAAAATATACTAAGGTTGGTTCGTTAGTAAATGTCACCTACAGAATTACCTTAGGAACCACCTCATCGGTTACAGGATCTATAATTTTAAACTTACCGTTTGCTACCCAAGGTTCGCCTTCTGGTATAGGTACTGGCTACGCTGTTGAATCGGGTGTAGGTTATACAACCCTAATAAGTCGTCCGGGAGGCTCGACAGCACAAGTGCAGGCATCAACTGCTTCTGGTACGTATGTTGGTCTAATAAGTACAAGTTCAACCGTTCCATTTACATGGGGTAGCACCGATGTGATCGTTATGGCGTTTGTTTACAACACAACATCTTAACCCTAAATAGCCTCAGTGGACTCTGGGGCTGGACTAACTAAGGAGACAACAATGGCATTAACTAAAGAAGTAACAGCAGACAAAATCGAAGTAGTAACCTCTGGCGACACTACAGTTGTTCAAGTACGGACTGCTACTCGTATTGTTGAAGACGGCGCTGTGATTTCACAGTCGTATCACCGTCATGTAATTCAGTCAGGTGACGACTGGTCATCTGAACCTTCTAACGTACAAGCTATCTGCAACGCAGTATTTGGAGACTAAAAATGGCTACATGGACTATCGCAAACCTTGAGCGTAACTTGGCAGACGGCGGTGTAACCGTTGCACACTGGCGTGTTAC